ATCGGCTACTAGCTCTGAAGCTGCCTGGATGATTCCACCGTACTTGTAAGCACCTAGGGTGATGCTTGAGTAGGTAGGCTCTACGTCGTCTAGCTGCGCGCCTGCACCCTTTAGGGTCATTGCAGAATACGAAGTTAGAGTTGGAATGGTGAGGTCCTCGCCAGATGTGGTCTGGATGATCTCTGGTACCTCTAGCATTGGGCCAGCGGCACGTGCAACATCAAATACCTGGTCGTAGAACGACTTTGGCACGGTGTTGGTGGATGGAACTAGAGCCGCACGCTTGTGGAACTCGTGTCCACGCTGCTCGCCCTGTGCAAGTGCACGGAAGATCTCTGTTGCAGAGCGCTCCTCGGCTACTGCTGGAACGAATCCCTTAGCAGCTACAGAGGCCTCTACGCTACGTGACTCGTTACGAGTAGCAGCGTTGATAGTCTCGTCAGCCTTTGCGATGTCGGCTTCAATTGCATTGATCTTTGATAGTTCTTCAGCGTCAAGTCCGCGAGCCTCTGATTCAGCGAAGTCAATGACTTCACGAACCTGCATGATGAGGTTGTTGCGGAGTTCTTGCTGAGATTTGATAAACTCAGACATTTAGTCTCCTTAGTAATTGTTTACATATAAAAGTCGCGCTGACGCTGACCATACACGGCAGAGCTAACTCACATCCGATGTTCCAATTTTACAAGAACTTTCCACAGGGTAAAGGAAACCCCCAGAGGAAGGGGGATAACTCTGGGGGGAACCCGCCTGAATGCGGTAGAAAAAATTACCGAGTCTCGTCAGCCTTTGTTATGCGGGTTTCTTTTGTTGGCTTTTCGAATTTGGCTGTCTCTACGACTTTGCCTTCGCTTACAGGAGCGTCTAAGCCAACAATTGCATCTGCCCACTTGTCGGCTAGGTTGAATACCGTGCCTGACTCTGGGTTTCCGGCAACCTCTAGGATTGCCTTTTTGATTTGATCTTTGCTTGCCATGTTATTTCCTATCCAATAGCTGTAGCTTCTTCTTCTTTAGTTCAAGCATTGCTAGGTCACTAGGCTTTTGCTCTGCTTCTAATTCTACTTCGGTTTCGACTGAAGCCTCGACTTCTGGCTCTGGTGACAGGGTGCTAATTACTTGACTCAGTAGCTCCTGCTCCTCGCTAGTGATGTTTAGACCATCTTCAATCTTTAGCAATGCGTCTGCCAATGCTTCGACATCTACTTCTGCGCGCTCTGCTGCCTTCTGGAACTTACGGACAGATACGGTGCCAGCGGTTGCGGTGTACGCGGGCCATGCAACGACTGAAACTTCGTGAAGCCTGACCGAATTCAATGTGCGCTCAGATCCGTCGTTTGACCATGAATCTCCGCCCTGGGGGACGCTAAAGCCAAAACTCATTGCATCTACATCGCCTCTACGAAGCAACTCAGCAACATCACGCCCGCGTGAGGTGTTAGGTAGCATACCTTCAACCTTTAGACCGCGGTCATCTTCACTTAGGTTTAGAGTCCCAGCGCGAGTTGATCCTAGGATTTCGCCTGAGTCGTGGTTCCACAAGAACTTGATGTCGTTACGAGAACGCAGTGAGCGCTTGAAGGCACCCTTAGCAATTCTCTCTGTAAACGGCAATGGCTGTGATGGCGAATCAAACAAAGCGGCATAACCGCTGAAGTGCATCCCGTCACTTTCTTCGCGGATTTCAAAGCCAGCGGTATTGACTCGCTGTTCAATCTTTGACAATATGTTGCCTTTCACTTCTCTTTTGCTATCTGCTTCTATTCTACTAACTACACCTTCTGCATAAGCTAAGGCGCGTCTGGCTGAGGCTTTTGATGGCCCCGATCCCCATAGCAAGTGTGCAACGACTCCTGCGCTGGGGTAGTTCTCTGAACTCGGCTTTGCGTTCGGGCTGTCCAGGTCGCCTAGGTGGCGAGCAATCCATGCCCTAATACGAATCCACTTGTCTTTGCTGACTGAACCTTCAGCCATAGCTCTAGCTTCACGGATAGTCTTTTCGACTAGGCCGTCTCCACCCTTGCCTTCTTTGTAATAAGCAAGCCCTCTACGAGCGGCTGCCCTCATGTAAGCAGGTGGAGCTAGGCTTACTTCCCTTTTTTCTTCGACTTCACTGGAGCAGACTTCACAGGCTCCGTCGCAATCTTGACAGATTCCGTTACAGTCTCCACAGGTTCCGTCACAGTCTTGACAACCTTCGGCTCTGGCTTCTTCTCCACCTTTGGTGGAATTGTGCTTGTCGGTATTCCGCTGTTGTGAGGTATAAGTGCCACCTGGCTCCAGCCCTTCTTCTAGTGAGATAGCGACCATCTGATCAATAGCCGATGCCTCTGTTTCATGACAGGCGACTACTTCGCCGTCTTGTTTGACTACTGCCCAGTTAGGGCAATCCTCTGATTCGTCTGTGATGTAATAAGGCATTAGTCCTGCCTCATAACTGACAGCTTCAATCCTTCTCTAATGGCTGTTGCTTGTATCGTTTCTTCAGGCTGTAGCTCCATGATTATTTCTTCGCCAGCCTTTATTACAAGTGAATCATCTACTGCGCCTAGCCAGATGTCGTTATAGCCATTGTAGAGTTCTGCAAAACCAATCTGTAGAAAGACCTTGGGGTCAGCGTTGCCGCCCACCTCAGAGAATCTAAACAAGTAAGTAGAGCTTGGAGCAAGAGTGATTATCTTGCTTGCGGACATAGCGCCACCAGCGTGCTTGTCGGCGGTCAAGAACTCTTTGTAAACTACTGTGCCTCCAGTAAAGCTTGTAACGCCCTGAAATACGCCCTGTGCGTCGTCAGCGAAGTTTCTATTTAGGTTATATGAAGGTATGACTACGCCGTTTAGGACAGGTGTTGCCCCTTCAATAAGATTTGCTTGTATTTGACCAGCGGTAGCAGAGATTGTGTAAAACTGAAATTGCATACCTGTTGCACCAGTTGTTACCGCCAAAGTTGTAGATGTGTTTCTTGGGACAGTAAAAGTAGACGCAACGTCATAAACCTTGCCCTGTCGAGCAAACTGCTCAGAGCTACGGGGTGGTTCTAGGTTCTTCAGCACATAGCGTCCTGCATCAACTGTAGGAGCAACTACCTGCGTAGGTGATGTGCCAATCGTATAAACGCTTTGCTGTAACATTACGGTGCCTGTATCTCATCTGGTTGTAGCTGGACAGAATCCTTGCCCGTGTGACTAAAGGCAGGTAGATCTAGCTTTGCCATTACGTCTGCCGGATCGAATCCGACCTGAATCAGCTTTTGTGCCATTTCGACCTTTTGGTTCATTGCGCTTAGGTCAGCAGCATCTACGTTTACGTTTGCAAGTGGTACGCGAACGGTGTCGGCAGATGGGTCATCAACTGGTCGTAGGTCCTCGAAGCGACGCACGTCGTTGATTGAGTAAACGCCAGCCTGCAACAAGGTGCTGTAAGCCTGCGTACGAGAGTTCATGTCAGCCCGTAGAAGCCCATCTAAGCTGATTTTGACAAAGGCTGCCTCTTTACCCGTCTCCTGAGCCAAAAGCCCTGTAAGAGCGCCCTCTAGCTTCTGAGCGATAGGTCTGAGGGTGTGAGTGACGAACGCGATGTTGTTCTGCTCGACTGATGCGTAAGTGTTGGTGCCAGGTAGTCCGAGAAGGTGTGGCGGGATGTTGAACGCCCTTGCGACATCCTCAACTGCCATTCTGCGGCTGTCCAAGAACTGAGCTTGGTCATTTGGCACGTTAGTCGGCTTGTATTGCGCTCCACCAGTGACAATTGCGGTTTTGTGCGCTTTTGACCAGCCCTTGTGGCGAGAATCGAACGCCTGCTGCATATCCTTGGCTTGTTCAGCAGTTAGGTTGCCTGGAACCTCCAAAATGCCCGAAGTTTGCGTTCCTGAGCCGAAAAACTTGCTTGCGTAGTTCTCTAGAGCCTTTGCTAGACCGAAATTCTCTTTTAGAGCCTCTACGCGTGAAATTCCACGCAGATTACCTGGTCTAACGACATCTGGGATGAAAATTACATCTTCAGCGCTAAGAAGCTTGTTTTCGCCCTCGACCTCGAACATTACTCGCCCAAGACCGTTGCGCTTGATCTGTACATCTGTCGGGTTTAGCACTACTAGGTTGACAACCTGTCCACCTTGGTTGCGGTAAACACGGATGAAGGTGTTTCCATCTAGCAACAGAGAGACGATAGCAGCCCCGTAGAAGGCTTCGCGGGTCGTGTCTACGTCTGGCTTCAATACCCAAGCTGGTCGCGGTCTGAGAGGGTACCTAGCGCCTTGTGTGCGTATGTACGCGTCCATTGGCAAGGTTGCTAGTGTGTCAGAGATTAGAGATACGGCAGAAAAGACTGCGTTTACCGTCATTGCGGTTTCAGAGTTGATTGCAGTGCCGGAAAGCGACTGAGTATCAATAAAGTCGCCCGAACCCCACACCGTTTGGAATGAGATGGCGCGCTTTTCAAAAAAGTTGTTCAACATTACTTACGCTCCAGTGCAATTCCAAAGATGATTGAAGAAATACCAGCTAGGATTATTCCCAGTGGTAGCCAGACTATTGCAGCGCCTACTGAAATTAGCACTGCGCCTGAAATCTGTAAAATATTCGCCAACATAACCGCCTATATAAATACTTGTGGCACTACTTCTTCCATTCTACCCACGGTAGCCCTTTCGTAGGCAATAACTGCTGCTACGGCAGCGTCAATCTTTCGGTTGCTATTCCTGTTTTCCTTGACAATACGCGGTCCAAGGTTGTCTATCTTGAGGGCACAGTTGTCTAGGTGCCTTGCAAGTAGCGGATCTCCCGATTGCGTAAACTTCGCTTCCATTACTCCGTCAAAGAATCTTGCGGTTGCCTTCACCATACGAGCCGCGCTTGTAGATGG